AGTACCGCTGGATACATTAAAACTAATAGATTTCTCATCGCTTTCTTTAGATGAAGAAACACTTTTTCCTTCGGCACTAACACTACTCAATGCATACCCAAAAGTATTTGGATTATCACTCCATTTTACAGTTAATGTTACTCTTCCAGATGAAACATCTGTTCCAATTTTTACATCACTTTTATTTCTTCCTACATTAGCCCATCTAGCGTTTGCCATAATTTTTCAGTTAAATTTTTTCTCTAACATTTATCCAAGTATTTCCATCATCTAAACTAACTTTAATTGGTTTATCTGATTTAATTTCTACTGGAATATCGACATCTTGTATCTCTAACACTGTATCTGGATATTTTTGTGGATCTGGAGAAAATACTGGATCCTGATTAGCTTCACCAACTGCCTCTGGAATCACTAAATTATCTGGAGATAAATCTATATCAATAGAAACTACACCAGAAGTAGTTTCTGTGCCAGCAATTCCTTCAACCTCTACCAAATAAGTTATTTCAAAAGGTCCATTATCATTATATATTGGACTCAATTCTATTTCTCCAGTAACTAAAGAACCTTCTACTCCTTCTTCTGCAGATGTTGATAAAGGAGTTAAATTTACAGAAGTTCCATTTACTGTATCAAACCCATCATTATTTGCATTTCTATACTTATACTGAGGTGTAACCTTGGCACCAATATTAGCATATTGATACTCATACTCAAGAATTACATTTTCTCCATATTTAACACTTATTGGTAATGTTATTTGAACAGTTGGTTTTTGGTAAACAATTACTCTAACACTATCAGTTCCTGTTCCACCTAATCCAGTTGTTGTTGCAGTATATACAGTAGTTTTAGTTGGAAAAACATCAAAATTACCAACATTCGGAACTTCTCCGATTCCATTATCTAAAAATGTTGTATCAGCATCACCAGAAATAGACCATGATAAATTAGCAGATTCTCCAGTAATTATAGCAACTTCTAAATTTTCACCATTTGCTAGTAATATTATTTCAGCTTGAATAATATAAGTGATTCTTCCTTTGCCATTAGAGCCATTATTTGCTCTACTGATACTATTGGTTTCTCTTCCTCTAATTCCACCAGATCCAATTTGAAAACTATAACTTTGTCCTGGTAAATAAGTATTAGAACTAATTAATTGATCTCTAGTTATTTCTGCAACCAAATAGCCACTACCACCACCACCAGTTCCTCTTAAAGATGATTTTTGCCCAGTTGTCTGAAAATTAAAGCAAGCAATATAACTATTTGCACTTATTCTACAAAAATAAGAATAAAATCCAGAAGCTGTTATGTCAGATTCTCCAGCATATGAAAAAGGACCAGTAGTGCTACCGCCAGCAGCTTGCTGGCAAAAACTTAACATGTTTATAGTATAATTTGCATTATCATATGGAACATTAAAACTAATTCTGTACCTTTTATAATTAGATCCAGTTCCACAAGACAATCCATCAGGAGCACTTTGATTGTCAATTTGAACTACAATATCATTACTAGCATAACTAAAAGTTGTTACATTGCTGTTATTGTCAAATGAATGACTTACACTAGAACTATAAACAACATTTTGAGATGCTCCATCTCCACCAGTTATACCAGAAATACTTCCTGCAGTACCACCAGCACCTCCAGAATTAAGAGCTCCATTACTACCATTTACTCCAGATACAGCAGCACCAAGAGAAATCCAATCAAATAAATCTTGATATGATCCACCAATACCAACAGAATTTTTTGAAGTTGTGCCAGCACCACCTCCACCCTTTGCTACTAATCCAATAAAAGTGGTATCTCCCCCAGTTGAACCAGAAAAGTTAGTACCATCAGAAATTCTCAAATGTTCTCCACCACCACTTCCTCCCCACATCTCAACTTTCATCGAATAAACTTTCGATGGAATAGTAACATTTGTAGTACTTGTTACGTTTTGTATTACTGGCATTTTTTAAAATTTAATAATGTACTCTACTAATATAAAAGGTGTTACTACCTGATCCAAACTTCTAATATTATCATTAACATCAATATCTAATTCACTATATAGTCCATCTATACTTATAGAAAATTGATTATAATTATACTGAAATGTGGAAACATATTCAAATGGTTTTTCTATTCGATGTTTATGAACAGAAGCAGTGCTAGAACTTGGATTTGTAAATTCTAATAAAGTTCCAGCTCCACTATTACCAGTTGCTCTACCATTATCTTTACCATCACCACCAACTCGGTGAGTATATGAAATATTTAACTGAGAAGCATTGGTATTGTGTGCATGTCCTTGAAAATTTACGATATCTAAAGTTTCTTCTTCTACATTTCTAGGCATAATCATTTTTGGATTTGATCTCATATCTTGTAAAGATCCATCAGCTGCACTAAAGTTTCCACTAAAATCAACTCTTAGCTTACTTCCAGCATTCGATAATACTTCAATTTCTGGTCCAACTTTTGTAGTAATAGTGTCAGTTATTCTATCCCCAGAGTAATTTCCAGTTGCTAAACCTGGTATTACAACTTTAGATCCCAAATCAGGTAATTGAAATTGACCATAATCATTATTTTCTAAATTTTCTTCTCTTAGTGTAACATTTTCTTTCCTGAATCTAGAATTAGATCCCACACCCAAAATTCTAGATAAAGCTAAAAAATCACTAGCATTTCTAACACTACCATCACACCTTAAAAATCCTGCTGGTAATGTATCTCTAAACACAAATGAATTAGGATTATTTGTGTTTGCCAACAAATGAGTAGAATGAATCTGGATTGATCCAATGTACCCACCATATCTAGATCTTTCTTTTGTGTAATTTGACATGTTAGTAAGCTCTTATTATATACACACAAGTTAAAGAAGGTTGTGTATTATTGAAGTTAATTTGTAAAACACCTTGATTTGAAGCATTATCTAAAAATACATTAGTTGTTGGAGCAGTTACGGGAACTGTTAATGATGTTAATGGTCTCATACTAGCTGTATCAAATTCAACTTCAAAAGGTTCGTGAGCATGAGCAATAATTTGATCTTGAGCTCCAGCTGCAGATGGAGAAGTTAATTGAAAATTAGTTCCTTTATTACTAAGAAAAGTTCCATAATTAAGAGCAGAACCAGAATCTGGATAATAATTTTTTTGTCCAGCAGGAATTGTAATTGCCCCTCCAAACAATCCAGTATTTAAAATATCTCCACCATCAAATCTGTTATCATTAATAAAACTACCAGTAATTGGGGTATGGGTTACATTAAAGGGTGTTGCATTAATTGGAGGATTTTCTCCTTCGACTCCAGCAACGATTCTACCTGGCAATCCACTTCCAAATCCACTTTTACCAACCTGTTCACCTGTAATTTCCCATTCAAAAATCCATTGGTCTTCGTCAGGACTTCCTCCAGGAGGTTGTGGACTTGGTTGACTAACAAAAGTCCTAAATCTATATTCAATTTTATCCCAAGGTAATACTCCCCTACCTGGCAACGCACTACCAGCACCAGATAATGTCTCATAACTTCCAGAATGATTATGAGCTTTTATATGATCTCTACCTAATTTTCTAGGTCCAACATAAACAGTTTTTGTTCCGAATCCTGGTTCTATTGTGTTACCAGTAATTTTTCCACTATATCCAACTGTATCATTTAGTTCAAATACTACATCAGTTAACGCATCATTAACAATAATTTCAACACCATTATCAGTATTTGTTCCAATTAATGGTTGTATAAGAGAAGCAGCTATGCTATCTACATCAGCTTCAAATCCAGTAGATCCAGCTCCAGTACCAAAATAACTGCTTTCAATATCAATTAAATTTTTATCATTTAAATTTGGTATAGTTATATTTCCAGTATAATTTGGGAATGAACCGCCAAAATCACTAGTTGCACTTTCATTATAAGAGTCACCAACTGCTTTTGCCAATAATGGAAACTGTTTCGCACTGACAGTACCACCATTACATAATATCCATCCTTCAGGAATTTCAGAAATGCCTCCAGTCCAAGGCATAATAGTTCCCATTGCAGCAGCTTTTGCAGTTTTTAGTGACTGATAAAATCCCATTTATCAAACCTCCATTAGATACCAGCCTACTTTAGAAGCTGGTGTTGCTGTATTATTATTTAAGTCAGCTGCAGCAGCGTAAACTAGTGTAAATGCTGCTCGTGGAGTTTGAACTACAAGTTCACCAGCATTTGTTGTATATCCAGCAAGTGTATCAGTAACACCAGTTAATAATTCAGTACCAGTATTTGTATTATCTCCTTGTACACCAGTGTTATCAGGAGCACGAACAATCATGCTAACAGTATTCGAAAGATTTCCACCAATGTCAATAATGTGAACTGTATCTCCCATTTGAGCGTTTGAAGGTAATTTAATGAGTGTATTAGCTGAAGTATCAACAAAATAACCAAAGTTTGCTTGTGCAGAAACAACTGAGGTATTTACATATTGCCACCTTCTACCACCACTACTGCTAAAGAAGTTTTCAACACCAGCAATTTTGACAGAACCATTATTAGAAACTTTGAATATTTCAGTTCCGTTCGTATTATTGATAGATAACTCAGCATCTGCAGTTGTTTTTCCAGCTCCATCTTGGAAATTAAGTTCCAAGCCACCATCTGCTTTAATAGAACCTCCAAATGTGCTCAACCCAGTTCCTAAAGCAGAAAGAGATCCGTAAGTAGTAAAATCACCAGAAGAATTAACAAATTTCAGAACTTGTGTTGTTCCGTTGTTTTGGAAAATATCAATATTTCCACCATTGATAACTAGATTACCAGTAGCACTATCAACAGAGAATTTAGTATTAGTACCATCAGTTATTATAAATTTTTGAGTTCCTACGATTGTAGAACCATTTAATGTAATTGAATTTTCTGTAGTTAAAGTTCCAGCAATATTAGTATTACCATTTGAACCATTTACAGTAAATTTATTATAACCAGCTCCTAAAGCAAGACTACCAAGAGAACTAATATTACCAGTTGTTGATTCTACAACAAATGTTCTAACCTCAGGATTTGCATCTCCAGTTGTTATAATTAAAGATTGAATATCAGTAGAAATTAATTCCTGAATTGATAAAATTTCATTTCCATCAATAAACAGATAATCACTTGTTGTTAACACACCTCCAAATTCAGCAACGCCAATTCTCAAATCCGTATTACTATTAGGCATTCCAGCAGATGGAACATCTAAATTACCATCTTGATTTGTATCAATACCCGTTAAATAGCTAGCATTTGGTTGTCTATCAATTTTTGCAATTACTGTATCTTCTGGGTGATTAGTCCATGCTGTTGTCCCAAATAATCCTCTGGTAACTTCAAGGGCATAGCCACCAGCTGCATTTGGATCAGTTAAATTAATAATTCTAACTACTCTAACTAACTCACTATACTGTTGATTACGGAGACCAGTAGTGTATCCAGGCTGACCAACAACACCAATAGTATCTGGAGAATTGATATTTCCTCTATCAAGAAGAAGTAGATCATCAATAGAAAAATCAGAAACTGAAGATGTACTAATTGGTAGTACATAATTCACGCCTGGTAAAGTAACATCAGCGATAGTAAATTCAACATCTACTGCACCACCATTACCTAATGCAGAATCTGGAATTCTCAATACTTCTGATTGAGCGTACCCACTTCCACGCTCTACAATATCAGTAATTGTAACTCCACCATTATCATCAACAACTATATTAAGTAGCAATCCAGATCCAGCTCCTTGTGCTCCAGAATACACTGGAGCAACATTTGGATAAGTTCCAGAATTTCTATTCGAATCTTCACCACTTATACCTGTAATAATTACGACTCCACCACCAGCTACCTTGAAAGATTCTCCTCCCCATACACCTTCACCACTAGTATTAACAAATCTTCCTGTAGAAACATATTTAAATACATCAATATTTTGATTAGAAAGATCTCCAACAGAATGGGTAGAAACTGTTGTTGAGAATCTTCCACGTTGTACTTCTACAATGCCAGCATTTAATCCACCAATTAATTTGATATTTGAATCAACATTAAGTGAAGATTGTACCTTTAAAGCATTTCTAATAACAGTAGATCCACCAAGACCACCTAATCTTAAATCTGGACAAGAAGTTGCAATTGATACCTGAGTGTTTAAATCACTAGTAAATAAATCTACTTCAGCAACTCTACTTCTTAATCTTGCAGGATTTCCAGTACTTCCTTCAGAATAATAATTACCAATTGTTAATTCACCGTCAAGAATTACATTTTTAGTAGCAATTTTTAATTCACTCACTCTACCAGCTCCACCAGCAGAGAAAGCTCCACCAATTTCAATATCACAACTGGATGTTACTTCATCTGGAACCGTAGCAATTTTTACTTCGGCATTTGATGATGCATTATGAATTAATAGTTTTGTTTTTTGTGTCGCAGAAGATCCAATATAAACATCTTGTCCTAGACTTTTTGTTCCAAATTCAATTACTTGGCTAGATGTAGTAGTACCAGAAAAAGCTTTTACAACTTGAGCGTCATTTGCAAAGTTTAAATTCTTAACATTTGCTTGAATTAAATTAAAAGTTTCTGATGTACTGTTTACATCTCCACCATCAACACTAATATCTTTTTCAATTAAGAAGTTTCCAGTAATTCTACCATCACCAATTACAACAAAGTTTCTATCAAGACCAAAAGTATTACTATCTGCTTTCGTGTTAATACCAACTCTTCCACCAGTTCTATAAGTAATTCCTTGATCTGCTACTACTAAATCAGTTGTAGAAACTCTAAAAGTAGAAAAATCATCTGGATTATCACTATCGCCACCAACAATTAATGCGTTATCTTGAGCAGTTTCAGTTTTTGTTGCACTGGGTTCTGTTAAATATGAAAGAATTTTTTTACCACTGATAAAAACATTACCAACAACATCTAAGTTTGCTCTTGGATCAACTAAATCAGAAGTAAAACCTCTTAAACAATCACTATGAAGTGATCTAGCTACAGTGTTAACGCCAAGTTTGTATTCTCCAATCGCATCCGTATCTGTCCTAATTGCCTCAACGCCAAGTAAACCAGCTTCTTTCCATACAGAATTTCCAACTTCTAATTTACTTCCACCTTGCCATGTATAAGATAAAGCAGAAATAGTACTGCCTATAATAATAGTTACTTCTTCTGCGGCTGGATCATAAGTAGCAGAATCAACATCCCAAGTACCATTAATAGCTGGATTAGGGAATCCATTAATTCTAATTTTAGATGATTTTGAAATATTTAATGCAAAATTAGTAGCACTTCCTTTCCAGTTAATTTTTACTTTATTAGTTCCATCAGTAACGACAGTATCAACTGCAGCACTTTCATTAGTATAACCACTCGCAAAAATCCACCCTAGAGATCCAGTTCTCCCAACTTCAGAACCTTTTAATAAAATATCACCTGCTTTTGGATCTTCTGAATCACCATACACAACAAACTGAGTAGCACTAAATCTAGATGAAGTTGGATCATTAACATTCAGTTCAAGAGTTTGATTTGGTGTTGTATTTGATGGGGAAGAATTTGTAAAATGAGATCTTATTGTATAAGATTGTCCAATTAATCCAGGAATACTTCTTCCAGTTAACTCGTAAATAGCAGATTTAACTCTGTTATTTCCTAATGTAATATCACCAGAATCAAATGGTCTATAACTAGATCTATCTAATGTTATATCATCGCCATTTTCAGAATCAACTTTACTATAAACTCTAATTGGCGTTCCTTCATCTACTGGTACATTAACAAGTATTGGATTATTAAAAGTAGATTCACCATTAACTGTAATATTATTATTAAATGTAACAGGAGTATCAAACGTAGTTACAAGTGCTCCACCAAGATCATCATCTTCATCATTTGAGTCTAAAAGATCTGCTTTTTCTAGGAATGTTTCTTCACCAGTAATAGCGTTAATTTTACGATTACCAATGTAAAGATCTCCATTTGAATTTAGACCTGTGTAGAATACAATACCACCATCTTCTTTTTTAGACTGTGCATAGAAGTCTTGTAAATCAGAAAGAATAACTTCTTGTCTTAATGGGAAACCAGTTGAGTAGTTACCAGGACCAAAACCAAGATATTCGAATGTGTGATTACCAGAACGAGCAATAGATGGTCTACGTAATTCTACATAAACTTTTGACTGTGATGGATATTCGTTGTCTCCTTTAATCGGAATTAAACGATCTTCAGATCCAGAAACAGCATTCCCTAAGCGAGCTTCAATTTTGTTATCAAGAGTGTAAGAAGATCCGCCAAATGCAGCAGTTTCAACTAAATCGTAAATAACTTCTTTAGTTTCGCTATTTTTAGCATCATTAGTTCTAACTAAACCATGAACATAATTATCAGCAGCACAAATAGTTGCTGGTGGATCATTAAATGAGGTATTGAGTTCCTTATACCATAAAGGATCATTTTTATAATTTAATGGATATAATTGAGAAATTGGCTGAGAAAACTTAAAGTTTCTAAAATTGGTTCCAACTCCAGCACCAGTTGGATATGGAGAAATATTACCCTTAACGCATGTTAAGTAATAAATTCCATCTTGTTGACCAGGAATTCTTTCTTGAATTTCATCAATATCAAAAATGTAGAAAGTATCTTCAATTTCACCTACATCTTCAACTTGACTAATCAGGTAAACATTATCAGCATCGTCAGTAATTTCGTCACCAGGAACTAACGTATAAGCATTTGCTCCAGCAACTCTATACAAATAATCATTTCTATCAGACTTACTCTTACCATCTACACTTCCAACACTATCAGGAGCAGCATCTAGATCAGCAAAAGTAGATCCTTGTTCAAATGTTGTCGCTTGAATTTTATTATACTTAATAGATCCAGAAATTTGCTTAAGAATTAAATAATATTCAGATTCATATTCTAAGAATGCGTGAACATATCCAGTTCCAGAAGAATATCCAGTCCACGTAACTAATGTTGTCGAATCAAATGTAAAATCTTTTGCATTAAATGAGCCACCTTGTGGAGATTTAATTTTAACTACAGTAAGATTTTCATTTTTAATTTGCTGATTATTAATACTATAATTGAATGCAACAATTTCTAAATTACCATCATCATTTTTAAATGCAGATTGAATATCAAATGCAATTCTACTCTTTGTTTTAGAGCTATTTACAGTTTTTGGTAGTAAGTATGGATCGTATGATGGGACAATACTTAAACCTTCATATTCATCAGAAGTTAATCCAAGCTGCTCATTAGCATTTTCTGGATTAGAATTAAAGAATATAGCTAAATCAGGTGATTGATCATCTTTGGGAACTAAAGTAATTTTTTGGGGAAGTAATCTTCTAGTATCATCAGTTCTAATTTTTAGAACAAATCCATTTAATGGATCTCTAACTGTTGTCAAATACTCAGGAATTACATAACGTAATCTATAAACTCTGTCTTTTTTATCTCTATTATCAATTACTCTTTCGAACCAAGTATCATTTGTCCTAATTTTTCCACTATCATCAGCATAATCGCCAATAGTACTTTGCAATCTACTAATAATATTTTGAGTGTTGTCTATGCTATCATCTTTTACATTTAGATACCACAATCCACTATTATTTGTATCATCTGTATAAGTAGGATCAAATCTTAGTGGAGAATTTCTCTTATTTGCATATACACGGAAATTTTTACCAGTATTAGTAACAAAGTTAAGAGCTTTTATATTAAAGATAGCATCAGATTGAGATTCATGTACACTAAACTTATTTTTATCGATATATCTGGCATAATAAAATGTATTTGTATCAACTTCTCCCGATGCAGTTTGTGGGAGAGTAGATGTATCATCACCTAATCTAAAGAAAATAAGTTGTGGCGTTACTCCAACTGCAGGAACATCAAAAATATGAGCTACATCAGTTTCTACTTCAATTCCAGTTGCAGTACACTTATAGGTATGCAAATCATAATCATCATCAAGTACAAATTTTTGTAATTGAATTTCTACATCTGGATCAATAGAATCTGTTTCAGGCGAATAAATGTAGATACCAGCTGCAGCATTCTCCTTACTGCTAGCAAGCATAAATTTAGTTTGATCTGAACCATTGAAAACACTTTGTTTTGTTTGATCTCCAGCAAAACCATAGTTTTCTGGATAGGTATTTCTTCCAGGTGCAATAATATAATATTTTTTATTAGTTTCAAATCCATCAGGAAGTCTAATAACTCTCTTATCAGGAATTGTGCCTGGTTTCGCTTTAGGAACAAGTCTTACTGGTGTTCCTGTTTCAAAGTTTGTTGGATTTCCTCCAGCAAGAGTAAATACAGTTGCCCTTGATGCTAAACTAGAGATATTAATTTCTGGTTCAATTTTTTCTACATTATTATCAAGACCAACAGAAAGTATTTGGATAATATCAACAAAATACTGATCAATTGTGCTTGCAATATCATTACATTCTGGAACAGTAGTGTCTTGAACAAGGGTATCATCTTTAGATACCTCATCAAAAATTCCAGTCAGAAGTTCAAAATACAAATAAGCACTACTAGAAGATAATTTTGCATTTACTACACTACCAGAATTTAAGAAAGATCCAATCGAACCTAATTCAATAGTTTGAGAATCAATAATTCGCTTGATATATGTATCAGCTTGAATATTTGTTACGATAGGATTTGATCCATCTTTTGGCTTCCCATCCTCAAACGATGTAGATGCATATTCTTGAACTCGCATTCCAATAACAAGACCAGAAGTATCACCAACATTAACTACTGCACTGTTTTGTACAGTTGTACAATTTTCAATAAGAAAATCATAATTACGCATTGCAGCAATACAATGATCTTTAGTGTATCGTAAAGCTTCTGTAGTTTCTGTTAACTCATTTTCAATATAAGTCAATTCTCCAGCTACGTAATAAGATTCTGCAGCTTGAATAGTGTTAATATTTCCACCAAGTCGTAAATCTTTTACAACAGCATCTACATAATAACCAATATCTCTTCTACATTTTTCAATGTTTATTGTAGTTTTTTGAGTTAATGTTGGATATTTTCTAGTAATGTATTGATAAACTTCGTTTTGAATTAAAATTTTATTGGCTTCAATTCTATTAGCAGAGTCTTGTCTTTTGTTAAATGAACTATCGCTAATAATTTCTGGTGGATTTAAAATATCCATAGAAACTGTATAAGTTTCAAAACCAGATGGCTCAAGTATAGAATAGAACTTATCAGAACCACCAGAAGATGCTGGATCAAGTTTTACAAAAAGTCTTTCATCACTTCTAGCGCCAATACGATATCCACCTAAAGATGCTGCAGGTCTATTTGCAGGATTAGTTAAATCATCTCCAGATAAGTATAATTTTGTTTTATTTGTACTATCATTAGTAGCAAGAATATCAATAGTATAATATGGAATTTTTTCAGAATTTATAGAATCTTTGTTAGGATCATCTACATAACCACCTACAATCTCTTCTGGAGGAACGATATGAGATATATAACCACCTTTATCTTGATTAAATGAATAACCCTTATGACCAATGGCATGAAGTGAAGTATTACCAAAGTTTGAGTTCGAGTTGGTGATCGACATGTCACCACCAGACTCCATTAAGAAGTGATCAAAAAATCCAACGGCAAAAACAGAAACACACTGAATAAATGAATCTTCCGAAGCACGAATATGGAAGTTTCTCCAGTCATCTTTCCAGTATGCATCTCCCTTAGTGTGATAAGGGACAGTTGCAAATGCATCAGTTAATGATGCTTCATTCCAGGTGTTAGTAAATCTATCATATCTGATAAATGCTCTATCGTCTTTTTGTAGGGAAACACCAGTGTACTGTGCAACAACCATGGATTTAAATCCAGTTGCTTTTGCTCC